CGAGTTGCCATTTTGTTTCCTATTCGAGTGTCAATACAAGTATTGTAGCAGGTTGGTGATTTATTGTCAAATTTTAGAAAACCACAGCGTGGGCATCACGAACACGGAAATGCTCAGGTACCGTGATTTCTTCATAATTCACATAGTCACTTGCCATCTGCTCCGTAGAGATACCGCACTGTTCGGCCTCTGCTTCGACACGGCGCAACATCTTGCGACCGTGTGTGAATTTTACCAACTCAGTGTACGAATCGAACCAGCGAATCTTGCGAGTAGTCCAGCCGGAATAACCTACGCTCTGATAAGCGATGACCGCACGATTGCGTTTGTAGGTAGCAAGGTCAGTCATTGACTCGGGTGCCATAGTCGAACGCTCAAGTGCCGCCTCGATTTGATCCATCGGAACATTGAAGGTAGTGTAACCACGCACAAGCATATCGTAATAGCCTTGCGACGGCTGACGCTCTGGGTGACCAGGCGTCATGAAGTACATCCATGCCTGATGGGTGGTGCCGTTTGCTTCGACTGTTACCATCTTGCGGTCATAGTAGTACGGGTAACCCTCACGTTGGTCAAGTGCTTTGAGGGCTTCGTCGTCGATTTCCCACAGGACGCCGTATGCGTTGGTGCCGGTTTGAGGGAAAACGTCAGCATGGAGAGCAAAGCGGAAAGCGTGATCACAAACCATACCGCGCCCAAGGGCCAGTGGTTGACCTGTGCGCATACGCATTTGTTCAGGATCGGTATTCATTCCGTATCCAAAATACAGGTGTTTGTGTGTCATAGAAATTCTCCTTAGAAAGTGTTTAGTACGGGATTGTACTGGGCGATAAGTTCACGCTCACGCTGGTATGCGGGTTTACGTCCACGAATCTGCTCCACGAATCCATACTCAAACGCTCCGGAGCCATAGCGTCTGATACTCTCACACAACGACCAATTCTTGTTTTCGGTAGTGGCACGTTGAACGTGCTTCTGAATACGCCGATGTAGGGTTTTCTGAACACCGCCTGGATTCTTGACGGTGATGCCGACATATTGCTCATTAGTCACCACGTTAGTGATGACATAAATGAGGTAATTGCGGTCAGAACGGCGTTTACGTTGTATTTTCAGCATACAAGTATTATAGCAGGAACCTGATTTATTGTCAAATTTTAGTATTAGAAATCTTGATTGCCGATGCGCTTGGCAGCCGACTTTTGTTTCTTTGGATTTGATGGTTGACCGATGCCCAGTTCATCATGGCTGAATACGCCATATAAGCGGAATTCTGTTGGATTCTTGCCTCGTATTGTGTAAACAATCATAATGTCGCCCGTAAGATGGGCATGACGTAAGTCTGGTATTGCCTTTGTGAAATTTCCATTTCCGGAAAATGGTTTGTCGGATGACCCGAATTGTCCTATTGGACTCTCTGATTTGAATTTCAAAAACTCATTTATCTTTTGTCCGATTACTGGGTAGTCCACTGCTTTGCCGGAAAAGGTCTCAACATACAGTCGGCAACGCTTGAAAACAACATTACTCACCACTGACTCCGAGGCCGCGCATAATAGCATCATTTTCTGCGGCCAATTCTTCCGCAGTCATTGCCTCTGACCAAGTGTCAGATTCGTGTTGTTCCATGATCTTTGCCATGGTAGTTTCACGCAACAGTTCGGTCTTAGATTTAGTGATTTCAGTGATTTTCATAACAGTATTTATCGATTCAATACAAGTATTATAGCAGGAATCCCATTTATTGTCAAATCCTGGATGTAGTACTCCAGTATTACTTGAAGGCCTTGTACAGACCGCCGACGCAAATGACCAGGCCGACGATATTGACAACGATTTGAGGCCGGTTTTTGACCAGGAAACTCCAAGCGAGGAACGCTAGGCCGCCCAGTGTGAATAGTATGATGTTGTATGGATACAACAGTGGGAATAGGGAGGTAATCACTTGGGCACCGATAAAGCTGGCGGCGCCGAACCATTGAAGTTTGTCTTGATTTGTCATATTACCACTGATTGTAGATGACCATGTGATCGACGTTTGGAACGTCGATCAATGGGCGATAAATTTGCTGTTCGCCGTCCCACTGATCTTGATCGAACAACTTGTCCGCGGGAGTCACAGGCACAAAGCGAATGACCTTGCCAGTGTGATGGCTACGTACCATGAACGTCAGAGGCATACCAATGTATTCACTTGTCAGTTTAAGAACCTTGCGGCCTTTGTCGAACTCACACAAGGACAGATCAACCACTGGAATGTTCATTTAATTTCCCCATCAAGTTAAAGATAGTATTCTATCACAGATGGGATTTATTGTCAAGTTATCGGCCAGTGTAGTCGTAGTTGATAGTGTCGGTATTTTCTCGAAAGACCACGGCGCCGTTCTTGAGATGAAAGCGTCTAGCCATCTCTGTCTTGGGTGACAGGGTGACGAATGTGGTGAGTGTAGGATACCGGTCCTTCAACTCGGGTAGAACTCTGCGTAGTAACTCAGCACCACTTCCAGGTCTATAACTCCAGATAGTATAGAAGGCAGCAGTAGTTGGTTGACTGCTTGTGGTTGCTAAGTCTTATTTCAGGACGAACAGGGTCATCCTTTACAAAGGATAGTAGGCGGTCTTGTGGTGAGGTGATGAGGTGTAGCATACGCTTATTTATCTCGTGTGTAAAAAAGCATCATATTATTACAGTTATATGACAAACGAAAAAAGGCCTGTACCATTGCTGATACAGGCCGAAATACTACAGGAGTATTTGTCACGCTAGGTTGTAGCGTGGCTTCATCACTGCTTTCAACATTACGTTGTATGGTGTGAAGTCTTCCAAGTCACCAGTCAACACAGCATCAGCGATAGCTGGCGAGAAGCCAGAGACTAGGGCTGTGCCAGTCTTGTCGAACTTGACCGGAACGTTGTCGTGTGCGTTCAAGTTCCAGAACACGATACGTGGTACGGTGTAACCCGCTGCCGCATACTTGCGTTCGATCATTGTCATCGCACTTTCGTCTTTGCCAGAACAACCTTGGTCGAACTGCATGTCAGAAAGTATGAGCAGAGTTTCAGGCATTTCTGACTGAGGGACCCCATTCTTGACTGCCACTTCGAGAACCTTGTTGAACGCGGCATGAAGGTTGGTGTTAGCAACTTCACCAGTGTTCATCTGGTTCAACTTGTCAACGATGGAACCCTTGAGGGTTACCAACTTTGGCTGTGCGGAGAACGTCAGGAATGTATCCTTAAACGCACCCGTATTCTTGTCGGCAAAGTACAAGCCTAAGCCTAGTGCTACTTCCAAGCAAGTCATGGTAGACTTACTTTGACGGCCGCCTGCCTGACAAGTCATAGAACCACTAGAGTCTACCATTGGTAGTACACGAGCGTCACCGACATAGTTAGGCAGTGCGTCCCACTGTGCTGACATTGCGTTCAACTCTGTGGCGCTCATTGCCGAACGTTGATAGCCATTGACAGCACCCTTCAGCACATCGTAAGGGTATACAGCGCCAGCATTGATCTTGACGCCTGCTTCGCCCTTTACCAACTTCTGTACGTACTCAGCGTACTTATCGGTGTTACGGGTGAACGCCTTCTTGTAACGTGCGTGAGCAACGGAAGGTACGTGAGAGAACTCGATGTTATCGAAGTCCTTGGCACACATTTGTGTTTCAACAACCTTGGTTAGGTTGACCAAACTCTTACGGTACTGCTTTGGAGTCATACCGAAGAACTCACGGATTTCACGTGCAGTGTCACCCTTACGTGGGGTCCACTTAGCCGCTAGACCGTTACCGGCACGTAGCGCATCACCTAGAAGAGTGAATGCCTGTGTCTTTAGAGGCGCGGTTTTGAAGACCAAGAGGTCATCGTAACGGCCCAACTCTGGCACTTTGGCCACCAAACGCATTGCGTCTTGTGGGTTTGCTACTTCCAAGTGACGTAGCACCTGACGGAACAATTCACGTTCACCACCACCGCCACGAGCATCACGTGCCCATTGAACGATACGTAGTGCTAGATCGGAGTCCTCAACGTATGCGGCTGTGAACTCTGGTATGATGTTCTTGCCACGAGAGGCACCGATTTTGAAAAACAGGTCGACACAAGCCGATGCTGTTGATTTACGAGCCTTCATACCGTTTGTGGTACGAGATTCTTGGTTAGCTACTGCTTCTACAAATGTTGACATTGAGAACTCCTTTCTATGTGATTCAAATCAACGGGATACGCTTTTTTTCTGATATAAGTAGAAATTAAAAGTTTGCTGAAAGTATCCCAAAACTAAAACTGGATGGTCGAGACGTAATTTATTTTCTGGTCGTCCGTTGATATCTCACGACCCTATCAACATTCATGTTGACTATCTAGTACTTGTGTCTGCCACTAGAAACATAGTATGTCTTTCCATTCTGTCGTCTATTCCATCATCGCCTGTTACCAGGAGTATTTCTACTGTCCTTCGACCAACTTCAATAGCAGTAGTTAAGTTTTTTTAGATTGCTGTAACCATCCGAATAAAACAGGTTGGGGTTGACTGCGTTTTTAGCCTGGGCCATCACACCAGGTTTGATAGTCTTGCTTCAATAGCCTCCTTCAATGTTCCACAGTGTTACCTGCTTCCCTCCAGAGAACTACCACAGTGTCTATCAGTTCATAGTAATGTATGAATTGCTGAAACCAACCTTTAATCTTGCTGTCTAAGTATCTATTGTAGCACTACTTAGACTACCTGTCAACTGATTTTGGATGTATCAGTTGACGTTTTTTATGCCACGTGCTTGCGATGTTCAAGTGTCTTGAACTGGTCAGCCGCGTAACTTGCCGCAAATGCCTGTGGCTTGATCATAGGAATGACGTTACACATACCTTTGATATAACCAACTGCTTCACTGACTGCTACGTTACTACCTGCCAACTCATTTGGGTTCAAGTCTAAGTGAACTTCAATGTCGTGGGCTACCAACTCGCTTAACTTCAAGTACAAGTCAGCAACACGATAAACTTCATTCATCAATCGCATCTTGGGCTTACTTGCCTTTTGTTCCCAGTCACGTTCACGTTCAACACTACCGAAGATTCGGCAGCCGTTGTTACCGTTGATGTGAACTACTACTGCTAAAATGTAATCAGCGTACCAGATGCCATCGACTCGTAGTCTTTCACTGTCACAACCAATATAAATTTTAGTTTCGGGGTCACAAATGTTGATGAAATTGGCTACTTCGTTGATGTCTATTTTACGCTTAATCATTTTATTTTACCTCATGTAATCTTTATCCCGTCGACCTCTGTTTGCTCGGTCGCTAATTTTCTTTAAGTACTCACGGCCAACACGACCTTGCTCAATGTCATCAATCGCCTGATGATGTAACTTCGGCAACTTTTTATATTCGGACGTTGGCAGAGAATTTAGTCCACTTGCGGCTCGTTCACGATTTAGTTCACGTACACGCTCACTAGCAATCAATACTAGGTCGAAGATATTTCCTACCTTGGCTTGTGCCGTTGGGTTATCAATCATTTTATTTCCTTTAGGGTTGATGGAGGTGGAGCGGGATACCAGAATCGAACTGGTGACTTGAACTTGGAAGGATCTCGTTTTACCATTAAACTAATCCCGCATTTAAGAAGTTATTATAACACGGTCAGCGGATTGTGTCAATAAGCCGTTGAACCATTTTCTGTCGTTGAACACTGTCGTGTGCGCCTAGAACTACAAGTATATATCTGCGATTGTTGTATCCTCTGAAGAACATTGTCAAGCATCTGCCGGCGGCGCTTGTAAAGCCTGTTTTAGCAGCCGTAATGTCTAACTTGCTTGCGAATACATTTGTGTTTCTAGCAGTCACAGTGACGCTCTTGTTTTTATTTTTTGGTGATACCTGTACTTGAGTTCTGTTAGCGTTCTCAGCAAATACCTGATGTTGCTCAAGATACTCAGTGAGCATTTTGATATCATACACAGTACTGACATTGAAGGGCGATAAGCCTGTAGCATCAGTGTATCGTGTGTCTGTCATACCTAACATTCTTGCTCGTATATTCATTATGCCTATGAACTCGTGCCTGTTGACTTTACTAGTCTCAGCAAGTGTATTTGCCGCTAAGTTATCGCTAGCAACTAGTGCTAGATCAATCAACTCACGACGGGTAAGTAACATGCCGCGTTTGATAAATCGGCTAGTTTCAGTGCCGATGACTTCGATACGTTCATCTAAATCTAGACCGCGCTCTAGTGCTACCAACACAGTCATTAGTTTAGTAATGCTTGCTTGACTGCGAACAAGGTCTACATTCTTGTCGGCTAGTATTCTACCTTCGTCTAAATCCCAGATAGCATAGGCCACTGGTGTTGTCTCTACGTGTTGACGCTTTTGTTTGGCGCCTACGGACAGCGAAAGAGATACTAGCACTAATAGGATTAGTGTTCTCATTGTGTATTTAGTCTGGGTTGAATGGTGGGTCGTGACGGGCTCGAACCGCCGACATTCTGCGTGTAAGGCAGACGCTCTACCAACTGAGCTAACGACCCTTTAATCTTGTCTTGCTAACGTACTCTAATGCCAGATAGTTTAAGAATCTCCAATGTTCAATTCTAAGTTAAGTTTTAAATAATGTTTTGCCATCTCATTGATTTTTTAATGGTGGCTTAGCACTGAACGATATGTCAAATATCATTACGTCACTCATAAGAATGAAGTTGAGTACATTGAATAAGTCCATAGTGGACATTACTGGTAAGTTTTTTGAATTCTTAATAAATTTTGTTTCCACGTATCCGGGTTTCAAATTGATAATATGAGGCATAACTCTGTTTAAATCCCTACATTGTTTAACTGTACTATCTAGTGTCTTCTTTGATAACATATAGGTATCTATGAAGGGATAGTTATTGCTACAGTCACTAGTAACGCTGTTCAATACTACGATTTTTTTATCTAAGTTTTCCCAGGCATTATACATTTTCCATAGCAATGTACTTTGTGCGAATATCATAGGAGTGTCCGTAACTGTCATATCAAACGCCGATAATATCATCATATCAGAATCGAGATATATTGAATCAGCTACAACATTGTCTATACCTTGTATTGTAGATATATCATGTCTTTCTGATTTATCTAATCCAATTACTTGATGATTTTGCTTGGAAAATTCTTCATATAAAGTTTTCCCTATACCGTGTAGATGTCCAACAATTACAATCTTCATTTTATCTTTCTAGAACAGGGGCCGAAGCCCCGTTAGGTTGTTTCTGTTACGAGGTATTTCCTACCCTAGGCTAGCGTTTAGGCTGCCAAAGCGAACTGTTCGTCGTTTGCATTTACGTTTTTTGTGTCTTCGGCCGGGAATCCCCAACCCTAACGGCTTCTACATTGCCGTGCTGTCCACTCTGTTACTCTTTGCCCTGTCGAATCTAGGTCAGGCCCATCATAAAGAAACTTAGTCTACGCTTAATGCTGTTGACAACAAGCATAATATTGGAAAAACAATTAATAAAAATTTTGCTAAATTTTCCATATTACCATAACTCACAGTTTTTTATTTTCTCTTCGTCCAATGTGGTATCACGTGTAAAA